ACTCAACCCTATATGTTGCACCACAAGGATTTCAAACACCTGGAGCAGGAGACTATGAAGTATAATGGCTGAAGAAAAATTTACACATAAAGTTGACCCAAGAATAATTCATGCAGATCAACGTAAACAAGATACAAGAAGAGATGCTTGGGATAGAGATTACATGGGATCACATTATGTAAAGCCCGAACCAGTAACTACAAAAAAGATTTCAAATGCGGCTCCTGTCTTTGCTTTTGCATTTTTTTATGTTTGTGTATTAGTAATGATAGGTAGTATTAAATGAAAGCACCAGTAAACTTTTCAGATAGAGTTGCTTATAGAATTACAATGTTTTTACGTTGGATGGCAGATAGTTTTTTCAAAAAGAGGTATGGACACAGAGCAGTTGTATTAGAAACAGTTGCTGGTGTGCCAGGCATGGTTGCAGGTATGTGGAATCATTTGCGTAGTCTTAGAAAAATGCGACCAGATGATAGAGGGTGGATTAAGACTCTGTTAGCAGAAGCGGAAAATGAACGTATGCATTTGATGATTTTTATGAGAATAGCAAAGCCTAATTGGTTAGAACGTTGGTCGATTATTACAGCACAATTTATTTTCTGGCATTTTTATTTGGTACTGTATATATTTTTCCCGCAGTGTGCTCACAGAATGGTTGCATATTTTGAGGAACAAGCCTGTATAAGTTATACTGAATATCTAAAAGAAATAGATGAAGGTAGAACGGAAAATATAAAAGCACCTAAAATTGCAATTGATTATTATAATTTGCCTAAAGATGCAAAACTTCGTGATGTTGTTATTGCAGTTCGTGAAGATGAAGAAGGACATAGAGATGTAAATCATGACATGGCAGATCAAATTAGAAGAAAAAGGGCAGGATTAATATGATAAAGAAACGTATAATAAAAACTTGTACTTGGCAAGTGTTAGGTGTTGTATGGTTTATGAGTTATGCTCTTGTTACAGGAGGTGACCTTTGGTATACATTAGGCCTATCGCTTACAAGTATACCAGCAGGTGCTCTAATGTTTTACTGTCACGAATGGATATGGGATAAAGTTAAATGAAGATTAGGTACTATCGAAATATTAAAGGGTGGCGTTGGTTAGGATTTCTTCTTGCTATGGCATCCGCTTATATTTTAAGTAGTGGTAATCCCGACTATCAAGTTATGGGTTGGAGTGTTGCATGTTTTAGTTGTAGCATTTGGATTTACATGGGTTGGAAAGACGGAGATACACCACGTGCATTGATGGAACTGTTTTATTTGGTACTTGCAATACGTGGAATTGTTAACTGGATTCAATGAGCGAAGTAGAAAGAATAAAGCAGATAATGCCAGAGGTCGACAAGATCTCTCCTACCTTCTGCTTGGCTAAATGGCATCATGTAACAATATATTTGCAAACAGGTGAAACACATAGTTGTTACCACCCAGCACCACATAAGATTCCACTTGAAGGATTAATTGATAATCCAAGTCAACTACACAATACACCACAAAAGAAACAAGAACGAAAACTAATGCTTGAAGGCGAAAAGCCAAGCGGTTGTCAATACTGTTGGAATATTGAGTGTATGGGCAAAGACTATATTAGTGACAGACATATTAAAACAACAAGTATATACACACCTAAACGTATTGAAGAAATAAAAAATAATCCTTGGGATTATAATATTAATCCAGAATACATTGAAATAAATTTTAGTAATGAATGTAATTTTAAATGTGGTTACTGCCATCCTAAGTTTAGCAGTAGATACTATAACGAAATTAAAAAAGAAGGTCCGTACACAGATGTATCTGCACATCGTAATGATATTGATTGGTTTGAATTATATGAAGAAGAAACTAATCCTTATGTAGAAGCATGGTGGAAGTGGTGGCCAGAAGTTAGTAAGACACTAAACATCTTACGTGTTACAGGTGGAGAACCTTTAATGCACAAAAGCACTTGGCGGTTGTTTGATGAACTTGAAGCAAATCCTAAACCGCATATCCAAATTGAAGTAAACAGTAACATGGGTATTAAAGAATCTCTTGTACACAAACTTGTTGAACGTGTAAAAGAACTTAAAGCAAAGAACTGTATAAGAAGTTTTAAATTATACACAAGCATGGATACTTGGGGACCTAAAGCAGAATATACAAGACGTGGATTAGATATTAAATTATGGGAAAAGAATTTAGATTACTATCTAACTGAACTTGGTTATCCTGTAACGTTTATGATTACATTTAATTTGTTTGCCGTAACAAGTTTTAATCTATTGCTTAATAAGATACTTGAATGGCGCAAGAAGTACACAAGATCCAATGCAGGTGTACAATGGCAAAATATTAGATTTGATACTCCTTATCTAAAAGAGCCAATACAGTTTGATATGAACATATTACCTAAAGATCAGTTTGTTCCGTACATGACAAAGCACCTACAGTTCATCGGAGACAACGTTGATGATAGTGACCGCCATAAGTTTAGTTTGTTGGAGTATGAGCGTTTTAGACGTGTTGTAGACTATATGCGTACAACTACTTACGATGATAAGAAGTTAGCAACAGGACGTAAAACTTTTTATAACTGGTTTACACAATATGATAAACGTAGCGACAGCAATATTGTTCAAACGTTTCCAGAACTTAAAGAATTTTACGATTCTTGTAAATCTTAAAAGCAAGAAGTTGATTGTGTGTTAACACATCATCCATTTCGTTTAGCATTTCTTTACAGTCATCAATACTTAATAACTTAATGCTATCTAACAAGTAACGTATTTTGTTCATACGTTTTGTATGATCTTCTTCAGTATCGTAACTTTCGTCCCAAGTAAATGTTTTAAATCCTAACTCACGAATGTATTCTAATGTATAAGGCGGCGCAACGCAAACAAAAGGACGTTTATGTATCATTGCGTTAACAGTTTTCTCACTAAAGTTTCCTGTAGGTTGATAGAAACGTGTTTCGTTTGCTACAACACAAAAACTCTTTTCATAGTAAGCAGATAAACTTGCTGGACCTTTTAGTTGTCCTACAGGCCATTTTTTATGTGCAGGGTCAACACTTTGTAATTCTGTATCAATACTTAATGGTGGATCACTAAATGCCCAACTATAGTAACCCGGAGTGTCTTGTAAGTGTTCTATAATTAAACGTCTGTGTATACTGTAACGCCAATTAGGACAAATAAAATGTTTATCAATATCATTGTTAACATTAATAAGTCCGCCATTAAATTGATTGCGTAAAAAAATATCAAAACATTTTAGTTCAAAAGGATAAGAGTCTATATATTTGTTTACATTATAATCACAAGTATATACAGTAATTTCTGCATTTAGTTTTTTACTAAATCCTAAAATACTATCTAATTCGTCAGCACGTAATTTTTCCCCGCCTTGGAATTCGCTAAAGAAATCTCTGTTATGCTTTTTACCATCTTCGTATAATGTTAACGGCTCATACAAGTATATGTTAAGTTTTTTAAGTTTCTTTAACACTTTAGTATCAAGGGGAAAATTATTAAAGTCTATGTTGTTTGTGCCTGTGTATATAATAAAAGGTTCTTCAGGAAACCAATGTTCAAATAGTTCAGTAAACATCGAACCTAACTTTGTAGATTTTATAGGGAGATTACCCCAGAATATATCTTGTTTGAACATTACCAGTAAGTGCCGGTGATTTGTAAAGTGTATCTTGGATCAACTCCAATGTTGCTGGCCGCATGTGGAGTATCAGGGTGCCATAAAACAAATTCACCTGCTTTCCAATTTACAAATGCTCTGCTATCTACTTCAAAGTAATGCCCTGGTTTCCAATCTTCTAAGAAAACAATAGCACGTCTTACTTCGTCACGTTCTTTGTTAAACACTTTACAATACGTATTATAATGATCAACGTGTGTAGGCATAATATCTAATGTTTCCATTTTGTAAAATACAAAACCGGGATTATGTAAATTAAGTAATTGTGCTACTTGAATTACATAGTCAGGCATTGGATTTTTACTGTCATACATTTTGCCTGTTGTATTTTTATGGGTATAACCTTGTTCACGCCAAGCATCAGACTCAGCACCTGTAATAGGTTGTCTAATGTAGTTGAAGTTTTTGTATCCTTCGTCCCATAGTACAGGACATTTACCTTTAGCCCACATCTCTTTTTGTATCCAATGTTACGCAGTGAAATCCACCGCCAAGTGTACGTTGATGTCGCATTGGTAACATAGCACACTCTATACCATGTTGTTCAAGAGCCTTACGTAACGGTTCTTGATGTTCTTCTAATGCAACTAACTTTGTATTTACACTAAACAAGTTCATGTTAATCCATGTACTTGCATTGCACCATTTAGGAAAGTGACCTATGTCTACAGGTTCAGGACACCATATAATATCCCAACTTCTAAACGGTTCAGGTAAATCTTCTTTTGCTTTTATCCTACTTGGATTAGCAAGTAATAACCCTTCACGTAAAAATGCAACAGTGCTATCAATATGCATGTAACTATAAACATCTTGTAATATATTTACTTTAGCAGTAGCGCCTACAGCACCTTGTAATAAATTTGCACCTAACTTGTTTGCACTATTACTAACCAAGTATAACAGTTGGTCGTTTGCACGAATTATATTCGCGGCGTCAAAAGCAGGACTGTATTCATTAAGTGCTAAAATATCTTTATTGCCAATACATTCTTTGTTGTATAATTGACTTTCGTTGAAGCAACGTATTTCTTTTGGATTGTCTAAATGATCTTGAAATGCTCTCCACTCGCCTTTTCTTGCACGTATAGGCATTGGTGTAGCAAGTGTTAAGTTACCATGTATAAGCACACTGTCTCGAGGACAGTAATTATAGTAATGACAATCTGTTTTCTCTGGACGTACAACTTCCACACTTTCTGCTTGTAAAAATTTTACAAATGTTTCTAAGTCTTCATTTGCTTCTTCAATAACTTTACTTGGATAAGGACCTTTGATAATTTCTGTTTCGTCTGTTTTATCTGCAAAGTTAACACAACGTAAACTAATATCTATATCGTAAGGTATCTTGGCTTTGTCTGCAATACCAACAATTACTTTTCTAAGTTGTCCCCATTCGTTTGTGTTCATTTGAAAACCTTCATGTCTGGAAGATATGGATAATCGTCACTGCTCCATTCCTTTGTTGGTTCAGTAACATTTTTTAATTTTTCAATACCAAGTTGTGCAGTTTCTGGAGTCATGTAATAATGATATCCTATGTATTGAATATCTTGTTCTCCCCAAGGTTTATCATCTGTTCTACCATCATGTGCCATTGCTTTTAATACTGCATAATCTGATTCATTAGGACATAATATTGCACCGCCTCTACCTAAACTTAACATTTTCTTATGTTGAAAACTTAAACACTTATAGGTGTTAGGCATATAACTATCACGTTTGAAACTAACAGCCCCGTCTATAATTCTTGTACCACCTAATACATATTCTTCCTTCCAAGAAGCATCAACAAACTCCCAACTAATGTTTAACTTCATCAATGTAAATGGAATACTAATATATGTTCTTGTAGGTATCTTTATGTGGGTAGGTTTTAGATATCGTAAACACAGTTCAATAGAATGGGTGCAACTATCTGTTGCTACAGCAAATGGTGCATTATAATACTCTGCAATGCGTTTTTCGAACTCTCTCACGGTTTCAAGCATATACATATTTATATGCGTAGTTAATAAATATATATGTGAGTGAAACTATCAAATTACCCGTATGGTCTGAAAAGTGGATCCTTGACCAGATCCGATATATTGGAGAGAACGCATGAACGTAGGATTTATAGGAGTTGGTAAACTCGGTATACCATGTGCAGAAGAAATAGTCAAAAAAGGACACACAGTTCAAGGCTATGATACTTCTAAAATTATTAGCGAATTAATTATACAAAAACCTACAATTAAAGATGTAGTAACTGGTGCAGACATTGTGTTTGTTGCAGTACCAACACCGCATCACAAAGATTATGACGGAAGCCGTCCTACAAGTCATTTACCACCAAAAGATTTTAATTACGATATTGTAAATGATGTTCTTGAAGAAGCAGATATGCATATGACAAAAGATCAACTGCTTGTTCTTATTAGCACAGTATTACCAGGTACAACACGTAGAGAGTTTGTGCCACGTGTTACACATACACGTTTTGTATACAATCCATATCTAATTGCAATGGGTACTGTAGGTTGGGATATGATCAATCCTGAGATGGTGATGATAGGAACGGATGATGGTAGCGAAACAGGTGATGCAAAACAGTTAAAAGAATTTTATCAAAGCATTATGGAAAACAATCCACGTTATGTTATAGGAACTTATGACGAGTGCGAATGCATTAAAGTATTTTACAATACGTTTATTTCTACTAAATTAAGTTTTGTTAATATGATTCAAGATGTTGCACAACGTCAAGGTAACATTAATGTTGATGTAGTAACAAATGCGTTAGCAGAAAGTACACAACGTATAATGAGTCCTGCATATATGACAGCAGGCATGGGTGATGGAGGTAGTTGCCACCCAAGAGATAACATTGCTTTACGTCATATGGCAAAAGAATTAAATTTAGAATATGATATTTTTGACAGCATTATGACCGCAAGAGAAGTACAAGCAAAAAATCTTGCAAAATTTGTTGTTGAAACAAAAAAGAAATATGGCGGTAGCATTTTCTTAAACGGCATATCATACAAGCCAGGTGTACCTTATGTTGATGGAAGTTACGCACTACTTGTTGATTACTATGTTAAGGAACTTGGAGAAAGTATGATTTATATTGATCCACTTGCAAGTGAAATGCCAAGTAGTCAAGTAAGCCTTGGAGGTATTATTTTACTTGCACACCCAACCCCATACTTAGAATACTCAACAGACTCAGTGTTTATTGATCCGTGGAGAAAAATGAAGCCTAATTCTAAGTATCTTATTATACAATACGGAAACACAAGATAATGTTTTACACTAAGGATCATCCGTTATTATATTTTCCTGAAATAGCAGGTAAAAGTTTACACTGGTATTGTGGTGACGATTTAGAAAACTACAATCAGTACAATAAAAAAGGTTGGGAGTATCATAATACTGCTGACAAATTAGAATACAACTTTAACAGCCTTGGATATCGCACAAAAGAATTAACAGGTCTTAATAACGATTATATTTTAGTGTTTGGGTGCAGTTATACTGAAGGCGTAGGTTTATACGAACATCAAATATGGTGTAATAAAATTAGCAAGATGTATGATATAGACGTAATAAACTTAGCCAAAGCAGGTACAGGACCTGATATTGTTGCGTTAAACACACAATTATTCATAAAGAACAAATTTGTACTTCCTAAATGCGTCTTAATTCAATGGCCACAATCGTCACGAAAAAGTTTTGCATACACCGAAAAGAGATTGTTTACTAATCAAATAAGATTAGAAGATAGGAATATTATGTTCCTTCCAGACGGAACAGAAGAAAAATTCGAAATGATGGATTCAGTTTGGTACCACAAACGTTGGGTTCACGAACAAGGACAAATGAATTATGAGAATCTGTATCATCTAAATAGTGTAAACAATATATGGAACGCACTTGGTGTGCCTGTACATAATTGGACATTTCAATCAGACTTTAAAATAAAGTATGACAAGGGTATGGTACAAACAGTAAAAACTGATATGACTGGTCGTGCAAGAGATGAGGCACATGACGGAGAAAGCATACACGACCAAGTTGTTAGACAAATAAAGGATAAAGTAAAATGTATGATATAGTCTTCATAAGTTACGGCGAACCAAACGCTGATGAAAACTGGAAACATATTAAGCAAATGTTTCCTATGGCAAAACGTGTAAAAGATGTTAAAGGTTTACATCAAGCACACATTGCCGCGGCTAAAAAATGTTTTACAAAAATGTTCTGGGTTATTGATGCTGATGCAGAGTTAATGCCAGACTTTGATTTTAATTTTGAGGTTTCCGAGTGGGATTTAGAAACAGTTCATGTATGGCGAAGTATAAATCCAATCAACGACTTGGAATACGGGTATGGAGGTGTTAAGTTATTACCGCGATCACTCACACTGAACATGGACACTTCCATGCCCGACATGACTACAAGTATCAGTGATAAGTTCAAAGCAATGCCAGAGATAAGTTGCGTAACAGGATTTAACACTGATGCTTTGAGTACTTGGCGCGGAGCATTTAGAGAATGTGCAAAATTAGCAAGTAAAACTATTCCAGGACAAGTAGATGAAGAAACAGAGAAGCGTTTAGAAATATGGCTTACTGTTGGTGCTGAAAAACAGTACGGAAAGATTGCAATGCATGGTGCGGCATGTGGTAAACAATTTGGAGAACACTATAGAGGCAATGTAGAAGCACTTGCAATGTTAAATGATTTTGATTATTTAGAAGAGGAGTTTAATGAACACAAAGATTCCTTTTAAGGATATTGTCAACCTTGGACAAAAGACAATGTTGGATACTAATCTATTCAGCGTTAGTTGGATCCTCGGCAGGTTTTGTAATTACAAGTGTAGTTACTGTTGGCCTTATGCTAACGCTGACAAGCCAGACTATCAGGAATTAGAAATTTATAAAACATCAATAGATGAAATTAAGAAACAAGCAAAAGCAAATGGTTTTGACAAGTTTCATTTTAGTTTTAGTGGAGGAGAGCCTACAGCATACAAAGGCTTTTTAGATTTAGTTAACCACTACGAAGATTATGAAAGCGAATACCTAAGTATACACATGACAAGTAATTGTAGTCCAGCAAAGAAATGGTGGAAAAAGTTTTTAGATGTTACAGAGGTTATGGACAGAAGAAGTATTACAGCAAGTTTTCATGCAGAATTTGCAAATGAAAAAGAATTCGGAGATAAACTTTTGTATCTCCAAGATGAAGGTGTACTTGTAACTATTAATCAAGTTATGGTACCAGAACTATGGGAGGAATATTATGCCAGAAGTAAACGATTTATTAAAAGGGGTCTACACGTTACTCTTAAGCCTCAGTCTGATCCTACCGCTTCTTATGTGGTTGATGGTTATACCGAAGAGCAAAAAGAAATATTACGCACCGAAAGCGAACAATCAGTGCATCAAATGTCGCTCAAAGATGTTAATGGAATAGAATACAGCATTGACCAAGCAGAAAGATTAAATGCATTCGGCTTTAATAAATTTAAAGGTTGGGAATGTAATAGCGGATATCAAAGTTGCATAATTAGAAACAACGAAGTTAAACGTAGTTACAGTTGCCATGATACACCATTAGGAACATTGACTGAAGGGTTCAGTTTGTTCAACATACCAATGCCTTGTATTACACCAAGTTGTGTAAGCAGTGCAGATAGTAAAATACCAAAGAGGAAAATATGAGAATAGGAATAGCAGGTTACGGATACGTAGGAAAAGCCATTACCGAATGTATACAAGATAAACATGAAGTATTAATTAATGATCCAGCTCAAGGACATTACGCAGATTTACAACACGCTGACGCTATTATTGTTTGTGTAAGTACACCAAGAAGTCCAGCAGGGTATTGTGTAATGGATAACGTGTATGAAGTAGTGGAAAAAGCACCAAACAATATTCCTATATTAATTAAAAGCACAATTAGTCTTGAAGGTTGGCGTATGCTTATAGATACTTTCCCTGCAAAGAGTCTAACATTCAGTCCAGAGTTTCTACGTGCTGAAACAGCCATCGAAGATTTTAAAAATACACAGACTGTTTTAATAGGCGGAAATGATACACAGTATTGGTCAGCATTTTTTGTAGAACTGCTGGGTGCTATTTCAGTAACTACAGCAAATGCAGAAGATCTTATTATAGCCAAGTATGCACGTAACAGTTATCTTGCACTAAAGGTTACATATTTCAATCAACTGCATGATCTTTGTAAAGAAGCAGGTGTAGACTTTGAAAAAGTAAGAAAATATGTTGCAGATGACGAACGTATAGGTTACAGCCATACTAATGTAACACAAGAACGTGGTTACGGTGGGCATTGTTTGCCTAAAGACGTAGATGCATTCTTACATCAAGCAAAAGGTTATAATACAGAACTTTCACTACTTGAAAAAGCAGTTAAATATAATAACAAGGTTCGAAATGAAAATTGATATTCAAGATATTAAGTTCTGGATGGACGCAATTCGCAATAGCGAGGACAAAGATCGTACATTAGAAACTTTCTGGGGTGGTCAAATACAATCTAAGTTATGGTTGATTGAAACTATCGCTGAAAAAAACAAAATGATTCGAAATGCTGAAATTGTTATACATGGAGGCTGGAATGGATTGTTAGCAAGTATGCTATTCAATAGTGAAGTAGGTATTAAGAAAGTTATAAGTGTTGATGTTGATCCTGTATGCAAAGAAATTGCAACCACAGTAAACAAGAGATACGAAATGGAAGGTAAGTTTGAAGCAGTAACCTGCGACATGGTAGATTACAAATACGAAACAGAACCATACATTGTAATTAATACAAGTTGCGAACATATTACACAAAAAAAATACAAAAAGTGGTTAGCAAATGTACCAGACTCTGCACAAGTTATCGTACAAAGTAATGATTACTATGAATTAGAAGAACATGTTAACTGTTGTAAAACTTTAGAGCAGTTTGCAAGACAAAGTATGTTAGATATAGAAGTAAAAGACGAAATAGAATTACCTAAATATAAACGTTTTATGGTGATAGGAAAAAAGAAATGATTTCATACCTTACACAATACGGATCACAAATAGAATTAGATATTGCTACAGATCCTGAAGCATTAATTAGTCATGCTAACAACTTTGAATGGGTAAAATACAATCCACGCAAAGATGTTAACAGATGGGGATTAAGTGTTACAAGTCTTGATGGGGGAATGAGTGGTGTTCCGGACTTAGATAGTTTATACGAATATAACAAAGAAAACAATACTTCCTATTCTGAAAAAGAATTTGATGTTCCTACGCCAGTATTAAACGATCAAATAAAAAATATACTTGCACCTTGGGAAGGAAAGTATTATAGAACACATTTCTTAAAGTTTGGTCCAGGAGGATTCTTTCCTCCACACAGAGATTGGAACTATAAGACCGGAGTAGCAGATAGTTTTAGATTAATAATGCCTTTGCGTAATATTAATCCACCTTATTTTAATTTTGTATTAGAAGATAAAACATTGCATTGGGAACCAGGTAGATTATATTTTATAGATACGTTGAAAATGCATTATCTATTCAATAGTGGGTTCAATGATAGTTATTGGTTAATTGTAAATGTTGACTTAGATGAAAATACTATCGACTCAACATTAGAGAGATTAAATCAGAAGTAATGTACCACTATCAAGACATAACATCAATACATTTAGAAGTTACTTCTAAGTGCCAAGCACGTTGTCCTATGTGTCCGAGACGATTACACGGCGGACCATTGCTTGAAGGTTTAGACTTAGAAGAAATATCTATTGATATTTTTAAGGAGTGGTTTCCTATAAGTTTTGTACAGCAATTAAAGTTTCTTAATATGTGTGGTAACTTAGGAGATCCTATTGTTGCAAAAGATACATTAGAAATCTTTAGTTACTTGCGTGAAAACAACTCTGAAATGACATTGCAAATGCACACTAACGGAAGTGGTCGTACAGAGAAATGGTGGAAAGAGTTAGCAGAACTTAAAGTTAAAATAGTGTTCGGCATTGATGGTTTAGAAGATACACACGCATTGTATAGAATTAATACTCATTGGAATAAAGTTATTAAAAATGCAAAAACATTTATTAATGCAGGTGGAGATGCAAGATGGGATATGCTGGTATTCAAACACAACGAACATCAAGTAGATACTTGTGAACAAATGAGCAGTGAGTTAGGATTCAAAGGATTCAGTATCAAACATACCACAAGATTTAAAGATGGTAAGTTTGATGTTCTTGATGATTCTTATAATATTACACATACCCTATTGCCGTCAAGTAAAAGTCTTGGAATGATTGCTCCGGCAAAACAAGCACAACAAGAAAAGTTGCCTTTAATTACTTGTAAGGCAAAACAAGATAATCAAATGTACATAAGTGCAAATGGTAATGTTAGTCCTTGCTGTTGGTTAGACTTGGAATGGTTACCACAGCATAGTGGAAGTAGAATAGATTACATGGTAAAGATAGGTAAGTTTCCTAATTTACATAAACAATCATTTAGAGAAATATTTGACAGTAACTTCTTTAGTGGTATTAGTGGTTGCTGGACCTCAACAGGACTTGCAGAATGTTCTAAACAATGCGGAAGTTTCGATAAACTAAATGCACAGTTTGAAAGGAAGGAACATGTCTAAAACATTTTGTCCTTTACCTTGGATACATTTAGCAACACGACCTAACGGAGACATTAGAGTATGTTGTACTGCTAATGCATCAGGTGCAGGAGTTGAAGATGATAAAACAGTAGGACTTGTTAAGAAAGACGGAGTAAGCATGAACTTGCGTGAACACACTATTGAAGAAGTATGGAATAGTGAACACATGCGTCGAACAAGATTGCAAATGTTAAATGATGAGATACCAGCAAGTTGTCGTAAATGTTTTGCAGAAGAAAGCAAAGGTATTGTTAGTAAGCGTCAATGGGAAACAGAAGTATGGAAACAACGTTTAGACATAGATAGCATTGTAGCAAAAACAGGAGAACAAGGTGACTTACCTGTAAACGTTCCTTACTTTGATTTACGTTTAGGTAATGTATGTCAACTTAAATGTGTTATGTGTAGTCCACATGATTCGAGTAGTTGGATCAAAGAATGGAAACTAAATCATCCTAAGTATGCAAATAAAGATTTAATTAATGATCAAAGTTGGAACGAAGACTTTGATTATACTTGGTATAAAAAAGGATCGTTTATAGATTCAATGAAAGACCAAGCACAGCATATTAAAGAATTATATTTCGCAGGTGGCGAACCTCTAATGATTCCTGAACACTATAACATATTACAATTTATGGTTGATGAAGGACATGCTAAAAATTGTTGTATTAGATATAACAGTAATGGACTTATATTAAAACCTGAACTGTTTGTGTTATGGCAACACTTTAAAGAAGTAACATTTAATTTTAGCATTGATGCATATGGTGAAAAGAATGATTACATACGTCACCCAAGCAAATGGACAGACATTGAAAAGAATATAAAAATACTTGATTCAAGTAATGCAAATATCAATATTAACATAGCGTCAGCAGTGCAGATGTTTAATGTAGCACATCTTGATGAACTTGCTGAATGGAAACTTGATCAAAATTTTAGTAAAGTAAATGCACAAACACAAGGCGGTATGATTAGCACACACCTTGTATACTTTCCATCTTACTTAAATGTACGAGTCTTACCAGAAGAGTATAAACAATTTGCTAAAAAACGCATTGAAGCATTTATAGATAGACAAAAATTTAATACACAATGGATTCAACACCCAATGGGCCAAGTACGTTGGGAAGGTTTAATAAAATATATGATGGAAGAAGACTGGTCAGCGAAGTTACCTCAAACACTTGATTACATAAGAGTGCTTGACGAACAACGTGGATTAGACTACACCAAAATATTTCCTAAACTTGGAGAGGCTTTATGCGAGTAGGATTAACAGGACACAAAGCAGGAATTGGAAAAGCATTTTACGAATTATACGAACATGATTATGTTTGGGTACTGCTTGATAGAAATGAAGAATGGTCATGTGATGTAAGAGATACTGCAAAAGCATTTGATCATTTACGTGATGTTGATATCTTTATTAACAATGTTTACTGTGAAAATACACAAAGTACACTATTCGATACGTGGAGTGCGTTTAATCAAGACAAAGACAAGTTGTGTATAAACATAGGATCGGTTGTTGCAAACACTACAAATGATATTTTCTTTGAAGAAGATTACTACAAAAATAAATTAGAACTACACACAAAAACAAATCATTGGAATAGTTTAAGATCTAACTGCAAAGCAAGTCTTGTTGTTCCTGCATTTTGTGATACAGACTTTGCAGGCAAAGATGTTTATAAAAGTAAAGAAGTATTAGAAGAACTAAGAACAAAGTTTCATTATTTTAAACAACAACACAAATTACTAAAACCACAATCGGTTGCAAAAGTAATTAAGTTTATAATTGATGAATGGGAAAATGGAAACCATATCAATGCATTAGAGATGAGAAATTGAAATTAGAATACGTAGACATAACAAAAAGAGATTGGTTTCTTGTTAGTTGGACTCTCAGCAACAAGTGTAACTATCGTTGTGAATACTGTCCAGACATTTTACATAACGGAAGTACAGGACAACCTAAATGGGAAACTGTAAAAAACTTTGTTGAAAAACTAAAAACACCTAAGACAATGTGTTACAGAATAAGCGGCGGCGAACCTACATACTGGAAACACTTTATTGATCTTGCAAAACTTGTAAAAAAACAAGGACACTATTTTAGTTTTGTTACAAATGGAAGTCAACGTACAAAGTACTACAAAGAAATTAGTAATCACACAGACGGATTTATTATTTCGTATCACCCACAATATGCAGACGTAGAACATTTTATTGAAGTAGCAAACGGTGTTGACTGTCCTGTTGCTATACATCTAATGATGGTACCAGAAAAATTTAATGAATTAGAAAGCATTGCTAAACAGTTATATGAAGGTAGTGATAATCTTACAGTTGAGCCTAAGGTGATAGTAGACAAAACAAGTCAAGAACATGTAACAAATGAAGTTACAGTTTACACACCAGAGCAAAAAGATTTAATTAATAACTGGAAGTACAAACGAGAGTTTGACTTTAGTAATTTACACCGCGGAGAGTTACTACTAAATAATTCAGTAGTTACTGCTAATGAAATCCTACTACAAGAAAAGAATCAATTTAGTGGTTGGAAATGTTGGGCAGGTATTGATGGAGTAAACGTAGATATGTGGGGTAACCTATATAGAGCAGATTGTCAATTTGGCGGTGCATTAGGTAACCTTGAACGTTATAAATTACCCACTGATCCAATAGTATGTGGTAAAAGTGTGTGTAGTTGTTTAAGCGACATATTCATTAGAAAGGAAGTTGGATGTCAAACGTAACACGCAGAGATGCATATAGAGTATTTTGGTTAGTAAAGGGACACTTTAATGCAACAGAAGAATGTATCTTTGATTGCTATGATAGTTATTTTAAAAGAGTTTGGTACATGGAAGAAACATATTTACGTGAAGAAGGTTTTGAAGAAGCATACGCAAAGGTAACAAATACATATACTCAACGTGCCTGGGACAGAACAGTTGGTTGGGGCAAAGTACCAGAGGAATATCAATGCAAATAGTTATAACAGGCAATCCTCTTTACGAAGGGTTGTGTTCGGGTATATGGGAAGCCTACAGTCGTAATCAAGTAGAATTTATTGGTAGATGGAATGACTGGGATCTTACAGATGCTGACGCAGTAGCAGAACACGTAAAAGATTATGATGTATTTGTAAACAGTCAATACGGTCCTAATGGCGAACAAGTAGAATTGTTGCGTAAGGTATATGAAAAGTTTAATGGTGATCACATTATTAATATTTCAAGCACAACAAGTTATTGGGGTGACGGATATAGTCCAGGCGACTATCTTAAAAACAAAACAGAACTTGATGAATTAAGTAAGAAGTATTCACAGTACGGAACATTTGGTGATAATAAAATTCGTGTAAGCAATATTGCTTTCGGTCAACTTGCATCACAAACACAAATAGATAAAAGTACTAATAATAAAATTAGTTTGCTTGAAGCAGGTAAACTTGTTAAATGGGTAATTGATAGTCCGCGTAGTTACAACTTACACTATATGGCACTTGACCCTATACAAAGAGATCTTTAAGTTCAGGACAAAAATTTAAAACACTTGTATCTCTAATCCTATCCAAATCCTTAGTATAGTTTACAAACATATCTAATAGTTTACTATTATTTTGTTCGTATGTTATGTTAGGTAACTTGTGTTTAATGTTGTTTAATATTTCATTAGGTAATACACGTGGGTTCAAGTAGGCAGGTTGTGCTACAACATTATTAAAGTATATACTCCAATTATCTTTTTTATTAGTATCAAACCAATCTTGTATTTTACCCAAGTGCGAAATGTTATATGCCATTACAGTTACAGCAATAATAATTCTATCAAAGTCATATTGTTTTAAATTATCATTTAGTTGTTCAAACGTAAAGTTCTTTCCACCTCTAATGTATTCATACAATCCATCAGTACCTTCAACACTCACTGTCCATTTAGTTTCGCTATAATGTCTTGCAAGTTCTTGTACTTCTTCATCAACAATCGTACCATTCGTAGTCCAGTCAAGTGTAACATTTTTTGCAACTCCTAAGTCTATAAATTTCTGCAATATCTTTTTGTTTGCAGGCTCCATGTAAGGCTCTCCGCCTTTAATACTAAGATAACGTAATCCCATAAACGGAGTAGGATCTTCAAATAGTCTTTGTATTATTTCTTCACTTTTATTAACATATCCAAACTCTGGATTGTCAGTTCTTCTATGATATGGGTTACCATTTTTTGCAAGTTTAAGTTCGTCCTTAACCCAAGCACTTGAATTGATTCCGTCGCACATACGGCATTTCAAATTACAAATATTACTCATATTAAACTCCAAAAATTTGATATCGTGGAAGTTTTTTGAGTAATCATTATTGGAACCTTCAAGCATAGGATTCAAAATATCACGGAAGAATAATCTTCGGCTATGACCTACTGTAGCCTCTTTTAAAGCACATTGTTGGCACTCGGGCGGTAACACTCCACTACGAATAGAATCCTTTGTGTATGACGCTGTAAATGCGTTTAACACGGTGTTTAAGGGCTCTTGTAGCACGTTTCCGTAGCGGTTTGTGTACACACCATCAGGTACAATATCGCCGTTAAAACGTACCAAAATACTATGCCAAGGTGCGTAACATTTCATCGAATTTCTCTCCAAAAGCAGACCTTAAATCGCTTTCCAATTTGTTAAAAACCACATTGGGTTGATACACACCTACATTGTCCCAATCAATTAATTCATAGGAATTGCCCTGTACAATAATGTTACTGAGTACCCAATCTCCGTGTGCAAATGGTTGTGTTTCATTTATGTTCTGTAAGCAAAAGTTGTGTATACTTTTTATAAATTCAGGGGTATGCGGTAATGTGTTTGCTACAGTGCCTTTGATAATTTTAGTATCAATAAACATTCTACCACCTTCAACACCGTGATTAATAATGTAACCAGGACGTACTTCTTCCATTATATCAATATGGTCGTCAAGCCATTCTTGATTTGTAAAGTCCCATTGTTTACGATAAAAGTTTGCACCTTTGTAAACACGTCTTAGTTTTTCTTTATTTTCCTTTATTAATTCCATATGCTTCTGCAACTTCAGGAATGTAATCCTGTATGTGGCATCCTCTTAATTTATCAAATGTTTTTATCCAATGTAAAAATGCATTTTGTTGTATTTGATCTGGCTCTTGGTTTACCCAATACTTAAATTTTTCTGGAGCAAACTTTTTAATTGTGTCAGGTGCGTTCTTTGAATCAAAATATGTAGGATGAAAAAGTAAATTATCAAACACATCAAAGTCGTTTGTCTTTGCCCACTCAACAATAGTATCGTAATTATGTAAGTTCATTATTTGTATAGTTGGACCTACACTTTTATATTTTACAAATTCTGCCCAACGTAACATATTTGTTTCTACAGTTTGCCAGTCACTTCCCCAACGTATGTAATCATTTACTTTACCTATGCCATCAATACTAAAACACATATTAACAGTATCGAAACGTTTTAGTTCTTCATATACATTAGGATTGATAATTGTAGCATTAGTATTAAATCTTATTTCAACACTGTTATCTAATTTCTTAAGGAACTTATGTAAGCCTCTTACCATCATAGGTTCACCACCTGTTAGATATACTTCTCTAAGTTCAGGTAAACTTGCAAGATAATCTCCACGTTCTTCTGTGTACCAATCGTAGTTAGGAAACTGTTCATTACCCCAAGGTGATTCCATACCCTTTGCAATTAGTTCTTTATGATCCTGATTAACACCACTTGATGTTGCAGGGTAACACATAGTACATTTTAGATTACAATTACTACCAAAACGTAAATCAAGGTGGCTTACACCAGGCCCATAAGGTCTTGGTTTTGTACGTTGACTACCTTCGCCTGATGATTCTTGTATTTCACACTTCTTACAAGCCTCTGGAAATTCGTTATTATCAAACTTTTGTACTGCGTCTTTAAACACTTTACTTTCACGCCATTTTTCTATAGTGTGTGTTTGAATATTTTCTTTGTTTGTAGGTTCGTTACTAATACAACACAGACGAAACTCACCAGAAGTTCTAATACAGACTTGATGATCTAAATATTTACACTTCACCGCAAGTTACCTCACATATTTTAAATCTATTATCGATTGGGTGATTTAGTATATCGCTTTCAAGTATTTCTTCTAATGGCATATTATTAACATTAGGCCATTCTACACTATTACATTCTTTTGCATAAGGACTATCAGGATTTTTAGCATAACGATCACTTAACAAATAGCAACAAGGAAACACTTCTCCTGTATGACTTATTTGTACTTTTTGTTTTTTCTTCCACTTACAGGTTATACAACCTTTATCAAATCCTTTTTCAATTAAACCTTTTACACGTTTTACATTATCTAACTTACTTGTATCATATGCAATAGTACGTGCTTGTTCTTTTTTAGTTGATTTAAAAGTTTCTACTGCTTTATTAATAACACTGTCAATAGCAGTAAAAGTATAACCACCATTAATGTCAAAAACTTTAAAACCTATTTCTTTGCTTAATTGTTCTGCTTGTTCTATTTGATGTTTGTTATGTTCAAACACAAGCATACGCCAACGTGCAAGTCCACCTGCATCTATAAATGCCTTTGCATTATCCATAACATTTTTCCATACTACATGTCGTCTATATAAATGATTAGTATCTTCTAATCCGTCTATGCTAAAGGTAATGACTGCTTGAGGAAAGCCACTTAAAATTTGTGCTAACATTCTATATAAATTAGGTTTGCCTATACCACCATTAGTGTGTATCATAATTTTACATTTCAATTTTCTTGCATACTTTAATGCAAAAGGTAAATTAGGATTCATTATAGGATCGCCATAAGATCCATTAAAAATTATTTCCTCAATTCCTTTAGCATTGTCAACAATGTTCTTCCAAGTGTCCATATCCATATGCCCAAGAGGCATATTAGGATTAACTTTTATTCCATCAATATTTCGTGAGCAGTTACCGCACATAGCATTACAATGGCTCGTGAAGTCTACTACAAGTGTCTTTAAGTCCTTTTTCCGTACGAATGGCATCATAGTATTTACCTGCCAAAAAAGTAGCATTTAATGAACCTTGGCAGGTAAATATGAGTATGCAGGAATTAGAAAAATACCATAACGAGCATGGCATCCTGAAGCAAGAATTATACCCAGATACATTTGATCCGAAGTGGTTAGTAATGGAAAGCGGTTGGGGTTACTTTCATCTTAGTGCTTTAGATAATCAACCATGGAAAGAAATGCACAAAGAAGCAGACGCACTTGCTGATAAGTTTCATAGTCATAGAGAAGATAGTTATGGTAAAGGTTGGAAGAGTCTAACATTACATGGACTAAATGAAGATACACAAAGTTTAAATCAATATGGCGATAGAGATAAAGTCCTTGAAGAATTAGATTGGACTTGGGTAGCAGATGAATGTCCTGTAACTAAAAAGTTTTTAACAACAGTATGGCCTGCAGAGTTTTTAAATCGTGTAAGGTTTATGTTCCTTGAACCAGGCGGATATATACTTCCACATCAAGATCGTAAAGATGAAGAAAAGCGTTTGAGTGTTTGTAACATCAGTTTAAACAATCCAGAAGGATGTCAATTTGTCTATAAAGACAAAGGCATTGTTCCTTTCAAAGACGAAGGCAGTGCGTTCTTAATGGATATTAGTAACGTACACAGTGTTTGGAATCGTAGCGACAAACCAAGAATACATATGATTATACATTATGAACTTGGTAGACGTACAAGAGATATGTTCTATACATTAAGGGAAAGTTTCTACACTAATAGGAGAACACTTAATGGATTGGAATAGCCTTACAGTTGATCGTTATTACGAAGATCTAAATTCTAATAACGAAGTTGGTGTAGGTATATTAGACATCACACGAGATATCGATAACGAATTCGTTGCCAAACGTACATTCGATATGACTTACTTTTACATTAATAGAATGATTAAAATGAACTTATGTTCATATGTAGGACGACATAAGACTGTAAAAGAAATATTAGAAAATGCAATTATAGAAGGCAAGAAATATTGTATGGTGGCATGCCAAGGATTACTATTATATAGAGGTCCAAGTTTAGTACAGAAAAGTGTTGCATACGCAGAAAACAATCCGCAGTTTTTTGTAATAGGACACATTATGGACAAGCAAGGACAACATCATTATCTAACCAAAGGTGCTTATCCTGGATTACATAGACAATACTTGTTTGTAAATTTAAACAAATGGGTTGAATTAGGACAACCAGAGTTTGATGAACTTGGTGTGTTTACTGACCGACCAAGAAACTACCGCAATGTAGAATACAGTGAAGAAAAGGTTCACAGTGAATATACACCTAAGTGGGTAAAAGGTGCAGAAGGTTATATGCAGAGTACTATTACTGCTGACGGAAGTAACTGGATACATCTTGCCGCAGAAAATGATATTACTATTGACAATCTTGATAACGATATGCGAGAATGTAAAGTATTTTTATATCCTTACAACAAACCAGACATACTTAAAAAAGTATGGTTAGATAAAACTAATGACAAACTTGTTGATCAATTAAACTACAGTCAACGTGCATGGATACGTAAGTTAGGATATCAAGAAGAAATAGAAAAGAATAGAGTGTATGCTTTTAACACAGAAAGATTAAGTGGAGAAGGTGTACGTACAAACTCTCTTATAGATCATTTCTTTAGTGCGGCCGCAGGATTTAAACCTCTTGCGATATTAAATGCAAACGGATTTCATGAAGGCACTACAGTACATTACTTTGATTGGTGCGAAGCAAGTTTAAACTATAAGAAGCATTTATTAGAAACTTGGGACGGTTATGATTTGGATAAATGGCTCTTAGAAAACGATTTACAGTATAATTTCAGTAGCACTTACCGTGCCAACTATAAACAATTCTGGGAACAAGAACTAAAAGAGTTCGGTGGAAACCTTGCTTTTCAAAGATTGTGGACAAGGTATAGAGATTTAAAACATCAGTTTCATGTAATTGATATTGTACAAGATAGTGATAAACTGTTTGATATAATAGATAATGTACATGGAACAAAAGTATTATGGACTACAAACATATGGTCAAGCGAAATGCTACAATGGAATATAGAACCAGAACAACTTGAAAAGCATTACACAAAATTTAAAAGTAGAATAAAAAATCTCGTAGTATACGGACACGACTACTGTGGTATTGATTTAAATGATAGTGTCAAAGGAAATTATACGCATGTCAGATTTGCATGATATGGCAAGACCACATTGGGAAATGCCTGTCTATGAACAAAAAGTTCTTACAAATGGTGTTAAGTTTAATTACTATGACTGTGACGTGTGTGTAAGTGTTAGCGGCGGAATAGACAGTGCTTTATTACTGTATAATGTTGCACTACACTCTCCTCGTAAGATCCATGTGTACACTTTAGCAAATAATGATCTAATACTTAAAAATGTAGTTGCGGCAACGGCAGTTGTTAATAAAGTAAGAGAACTTACTGATAATCCAAACATTTATCATACAGTCATGCACATGCCAGGATCTAAACCAAACGGTGGCGAAGTAATAGGATACAGAATGAGAGAACATTACGGAAAAGATTTAGAAGTATGTTATATGGGAGTAACACAAAATCCACCTTTAGAAGTAATGGAAACTTGGAATGTTGACAATTGGAGTCACCCATATAGAGATAATACTACAGCCGAATTTGAAGTATTGCCTAATGTTGGTAAAATTTATATGCCGTGGACTAACGTACATAAAAGACACATTTCGGCAATTTATAGAAGTCAAGGAATATTAGAAACTTTGTTTCCTGTAACATATAGTTGTGAATGGTATGCAAAGGATGGTAATGATCCTGGTATGAAACACTGTGAAAATTGTTGGTGGTGTGAAGAACGTTATTGGGGGTTTAATAGATATGTATAAAGTTGTACGGATTGGAAGATATTGTAGAATTGCAGGTTGGGAATTAAATGTTGACCTAACAGATTATTATAAAAGAGCAAAAGAAAAAGGCTTTGTTAATAATGCAAGTCGTGAAATGCTTATTGATTGTTTTGACAATGAAAGCCAAATGCACTTGTTCTTACTGTATGAAGATGATACGATTATTGGAACACAAGTGTTACATACGTTTCCAGAGATGGGACCTAATTGTTGGAGAGTAGGAAGAACAAGTTTACTTGTACCACCATTAGGAAAAGGCAAAAGTATTATTACAAAGTTTCAAAATCATACAGACCAATTTTTACATCCTGCCGTTATTAAATTTGTAGAAGAACGCTATGGTGCAACATTGTATTCAACTACAAATATGAATCCAGAAGCCAAACAAAATCAATCGCACTTAATATATTTTCCTTTATTAGAAAAGATGGGTGTAGTTGATAAAGTTGGGGATATGGAATATAGATATACCAACCAGTCAGTTTGGAAATTTAATTTTAATCGTTTTTGGGAATTATATAACTTATTTCCTAAATGGAATTAAGCAATCATTGCCACCCACGCCGCGCCTGTATAGAACACTGGGTAAGGTGTTGATCCACTGTAACTTGCTGGATCCCAATTAGTCTTGTTAGCAACTGCAATCATTCCAATAACTGGAGTAGTCGGAGCCGCTGTTTGTGGTTCCAATGTCATTACACCTTCAACATCAAGTGTTGATCTTGCACTTGTTCTGTTAATTGCAAGTTGACCTGCACTATCAAATACTAATGTTTTTGGAACTGGTGTAGTATTAGTTCCTGAGTTAGTTACAAATTCAATTTGTCCTGGTGCTTTGTCGTCACCAATAGTTCCGTTAGGATCAGTTCTAAATAAAATTACTGAAGAAAGTACTTTAGTACCACCACCAAAGTCTGGATCAAAAGAAGTTGAACTAATTTCACCAATGTAATGTCCAGCAGTTACTTTAGTTTCACTTCCGCTACCTGGAAAACCACCATAGTAACCATTAAGTGTCATTCCTGAAATATTTGCACTTGTGGCACCGTTTAACGAATTAATTCTTATTGAAGTGCTTTCGTCGGAGTTCCATGTTTGTAATACAGTATCATCTGTAGCAGTTGGTGTACTAATGTTGAAAAGTAAAGTAGTTGAAGTTACATCATCGCTTGTAATATCAATAACACCGTTGTTAAGTTTTACAGAACCATTTACTGCATCAACAAGTAGTGTACTGTCATCTGCAAATATTGAACCGTTAATGTCTGCTGTCAATGTTGAAATAGAAGCCGCATTAAGATCTAAGTCACCTGGCTTCCACTGTGAAGCCGCATTATCCCATATTAAGTATTGTCCAACTGTTGGTTCGTCTGCACCTGATGTACTGACATCACCTAAGCCGTCAATGCTACTACCTGCTAATTGTGTGGCAAAGTTGAAACTTGCAAAGTCTTCGTCTGCTATTTCCCAGTTAGTTGTAGATGAATTGTATTTTAAAATTTTGTTATTAACAACACCTGTTACATCAACATCTGTTAATGCACCAATAGTAGTTGTAAGGTTAAGTGTAGACGCTTCAAAACGTGCATTTGATGTATTCCAAGCAAGTACTTGTCCTGTTGCTGGTGCTAATGAACTATCAACGTCTGTTAGTTTAGCAATTGAAATTGGAGGATTAACTGCAATACCGCCGCTTGTTGCTCCGTCACCTACGTATAATGTGCCGTTTTCGCCGTTAATGTTTACTTTATCAGTTACCCAAATAGGCTCTGCAAGGGCAGGATTAGCGCCAGTCATTGCGCCACGTTCTGCTGTTGTACCTCGTCTAATCTTAAGTGCCATACTTACCTACTCCAAATTTGTTTTGCTATATGTATTTATCCAATACCAATTGTTTTACTATAATGTATTTATTTCTTGAAACGTGCTTTTTTGAATAGGTTTTTAGTGCCTTTTTGTACGTCTTCTTTGATCTTCTTACTGTCCACTGCAAAGTCCACATTGCTTATTGTAGTGCCGTATTCGTTGAATAGTTCGCGGATATCTTTCTCAAAACGCTTCTGCGATAGCGAAGGCGTACATTCTATGATCCACTTTTTCCTATTGGAAAACGTTACCTCTATATGCTGAAGGTATTCGAGTGGTATAGTTTTTACTTCTATGCCCTCGAATACTTCGGGCCAATGTCTAATAACGTCCTCAGGAAGTTTTAGTAGTTTCTTCCTCGGCATAGCGATGCTACGCTTTTTTCTTTTTGGTCGGGACCAAGTCTTCAGCATCACGCCTTAACTGAGCCGCTTCTTTACTTAAACGATCCGCTTGAGATCTATAAGATTTTGCTAAATCTTCGTCACTCATTACACCATCAGTACTTGCTGGTGCAGACGCATCTGCCGCCGCAGGTGTTTCAGTAACAGTTGCAACTGATTGTGTATCGTCTTTAAGAGCCAAGTCAGAAATGCTAACACCTTTTTGTTCTGCAATAACCTTGTTTAATTCAGCAAGATTAATAGTGTCAGTGTTTGTAGGCATCATGTCTACGTCTGTTGTTGGTACTCTTTGTAATTTACCAGTAGAATGGAATCTTGCTAACATAACACTACCGTCTGAAAGACGTGTACGTGCCATTGCTTCAGCAAGTTCTCCAGCATCTTGTCCTGCTGGTGATTCTACTAATTGCATTAAGATATCATGATCTGAATCCGTTAAGTTTTCAGTTGATACTATTAATGCATGTTCTGGATCATTAGGAAGGGTTCTGTATGCAACAGCCACCTTTCTTTTATTTGACTTTAATTTGCCAATATGTTTAATCGCCATTATTTCTTCTCCGTTGTTGCAGTTGCAGGAATTTCACCGCTCATTGCCGCCGCCGCGTCTGCTCCACTAATAGGTTTTGCCGTTGCCGGAACTCCCTCTGGTGTTGCTGGTGCGTTTTGGTCTTGCTGAGCCTTTTGTACCTGCTGAAGGAACATATCTAACTTGTTGTAAGTAGTTCCCACTGCTTGTAATTCATTTGCTTTGAAGGCGCCACGTTGTGTAGCGATATCAATCACAGTCCTTAGTGTATTAAGATCTTGAACTGTAAGATCTACCTGCCCACCTGCCGCTGGAGCACTTGCCGGTGCTTCAGTAGGTGCCGCTGGTGTTTGACTTGTATCAGACATTGTCTTCTCCTTTGTTAACTTTTATTAATGTATATACTTAATTACTTATTTGTATTTTAAATGAGGACACGCCAAAGCGAAATATGAAAGTTCTTTTGGATCCTCAAATCCAATTCTGAGTTTACTTGCTACTTCATTAGAGTCTGTTATAGTAACGTTTTTACCTACATAAAAGCGACTCTTACAGTTTGTAAGTATCCAATTACTAATTGCTTTCTCAATATTATAATTTGGTGAAATCTCCATGTACTCTAAATGAGAACCTGGATAATCTAACTTCCTTATGCCGAAAAAATTAAGAGGATTTGGTTTCATCTTCATAGTGTGCTGTAACTCCAAAAGGTGCTTGAACATCTTTATTATGATGACTATGTATTACAAAAACTGTATCACAGTAATCTTCGTCACCCCATGTTTCCCAAGTGTAACCATCAGTAAACATAATGAACTTCTTAGGGTTGATGTCATTCGCTTTCATGTATTCCCAATTACACATAAAGTCAGTACCACCACCGCCAGCAACTTCATACTCTAATAAGTTGTCATTGCCTGCGTCAAAATCTTGTTCATTGTAAACTTCTGTATCGAAACACCATAGTTTAATTTTGTAATCTTGGTATTGATCCATAATACCTTTGATCTCTGATAAAAACACCTGTGCCTGTTTGTTACTAATACTACCTGACATATCAATAGCAATACACAAGTCAATAGTTTCATCATAGTTTAGTCCTGGAAGGATAGCACTTGTATGCCAAGCCTTACGTGAAGGACGAGTAAATGTATAATCATTTCTAATTGTGCTTTGAATTTGTTGCTGAAGTATTTCTCTCCAGTTCATCTTAGGTTCAGTAAGTTCCTTAATCATACGTTCAATTTCTTTAGGCATATTACCTGCACCAGCCGCCTGTGCTGATTGTAACATACTGTCTTTGATTTCGTCACGTATCTTTTTAAGTTCTTCTTTACTATATGAAGGTTGGCCGTTGCCACCCTTGCCACCTTTAGATGGTGCTTTACCTTTTTTCTGATTCTCTTTATCCCAGTCAATGTGTTCGTCAAGTAATTGACCAAGTTGTTCTAATTCTTCTTCATCATATTTTTTGTAGATCTCATCATACACAGCCTCTGAAGTCCAACCATCATATTTAAAGTCTTGGAAAATTGGAATGTCTGCAGGTTTATCACCAATGTTATCTCTAACAAGAGTATTGTTTACAATGTAGTCAGCCGCGATATTATGTACCTGCGGATCTCTATCTTCTCTACGTGTCATATGATCATATACACAATGTAATATCTCGTGTGCAATAACAAACTCAACTTCTTTGTTAGTCATCTTAGCAAAGAAAGGAACACTATAAAACAAGTGTCTACCATCAGTGGCCGCAGTAGGACACCAATCACTTGCTTCTTTAATGATAAGTCTTGTAGCCATGTTACCAAAGAAAGGATGTCTTAAAAGCAATCCTACTCTTGCTACAATAATACGGTCTTTTACTTCTGCACGAAGTTCATCAGTAATCTCAGGCTGTTCATCAGCCTTCTTCTTAATATCTTCCCATCTGTCTAAAACTTCTTGCCCTTGATCTGTTGCTATATTAGTCATGTGTGCCATCTTTCCTAATTGTTATATGTATATTATAGTATATTTAATTGGATTTGTCAATCAAAAAATTGGGGTAGCATACCAAAATATACTACCCCAAAGTTGTTACGAAGCCTGTGCGGCCGTTACATACTTTCCAAACTTTTCGTGGAACTCATCAAAACAATCAACTTCATCTGGATCGATTGGAAGTTGGTATTGTGTAAGTGCCAACTTGATACCCATTACAACTAATTCAGTATCAAAGTTCTTCATAGCAAACAATAAGAAGTTATTAACCATAGAGTCAAATTTCTTATCGCCTTTGTCGCTGGCTTCTTTTAGTTCATAGCAGAGCGAAACTGTTAAGGAATACATGGCACTGATTTCTTTAGTTTCTAACTCTGTTACTTTACCTTTCAAAATCTCCGATGGATTCGGAAGTTTTGAAGCCATCTTACGATGGGCCATGAACTTCACTGCAAGGCCTTCGCCTACAGAACCACTAACCAAATCGGTAGTGGTATTCTCGTCATCATCGTCTTCAAGTAACTCAGACACAAATGACCAAGAACGAGGTGTAGCAAATGAACGACTTGGTGACTTAGGATCAAAGTCATATAAGTCCTTCTTGCTAAAAGTTAAGTAACCCACAACGTCTGTGTGGATTTTATTCTCAGTTGCCCACTGAAACCAATCATCAAAGTCCACCTTAAGTTCTAAGTGAACAAATCTGTTTGCCAATGGTGCAGGCATTCTGTATGTAACACCCTTATCAGCATCTCTGTTACCAGCCGCTACGATAAGAACGTTATCAGGTAGTACATAAGTACCAACCCTACGATTCAAAATCAATTGATAAGCCGCCGCTTGTACAGCCGGTGCCGCCGAATTCATTTCGTCCAAGAATAAAACAATGGTCTTATATTTCTTAGCCATTGCCGCATCTGGAAGTTCCATTGGCGGTGCCCATTTCATTGTATTATCATTTGCGGCATAATACGGCATACCTTTGATGTCCGTTGGATCCCACAATGACAAACGAATGTCGATAAGTTTTGAATTTTCAAAGGAATTAGTAATCTGACTTACAATGTCCGACTTACCAATACCTGGAGGTCCCCATATGAATAAAGGACGCTTTTTCTTAAAAGCCCTTAAGATACTTTTCTTAGCATCATTAGGACCAATTGTTCTTGTTGCAATGTTTTCCATTTTGTACTCCTTATATGTTTACTTCAGTGCCATACTTAATTTCTAAGTATGTATATATAATAGCACCATTGAGCCAAAAGGTCAACCAGAAAATGCACTTTTTTTAAATTATTTTTGGATTAGGCTTACCAAAATAAGCCAGTAAAATCAAGAGGTTAGTTCTTCGTCGGCTCTTTTCAATGCTTTTGTAAGGCCATATTTCTTAACATCTCCACTAAAAAGATGTAGTTCGAGTGCTTTCTTTTCGTCAAATACAGTGATTCCTCTGTTAGTTAGATAGTATGGACACGTAATAAAACGGTCTAACCAAATTACTGTATTAGTTGTAAGTTGAAAGTCTTCTGGAAAAGGAACATCATATGATACTAAATCTAATTTTTCTGTAAGAAATAGCATACCAGCATCAGTTAATCGTAAGCCACCTTCTTGTTTGACTCTTGTGTTTTGCCACCATGCAGGCAAATACTGCTTCATGGTTGCTTCGTTAATGCTAATGTCTGCTTGTTTTAAGAAGACCTTTGTATAGGTTTCTTTCCAGTTCATTTACTTCTTCTTTGGCTTAGGTGGTGTAACTATACCTTCACGGATTAATTTTTCTCTATTTGCCATGTGTTTCATTTGAACTTCTTCTTTCGAGCCGCCAAAGTATGCTACAGCATATCCCTCTTCAATAAGAATATCAGTGCATCTCTTTTCGTCGACGATAAAGTCTCCAAGTATTCTTCCGAACTTGCCTTTTTTATCTTCTCCGCTTCGATCAATTTCTGTTTTAAGATGTTGTTTTGATCCAACTGGTAACAGGTCTTTAAGTCTGGCTTTCGATGCAAGTCCAAATGCTTTCTCCACTTTATCACGTGTTCTGGATTCAGGAGTGTCTATACCCATCATTCTAACTCGTTCTTTATGCATCCACATACCAAAGCCAAGATCGATATCTACATCAACGGTATCACCGTCTACTACTCTTAGAATTTTACATTTATATTCATACATTTATTTGCCCTCTGTAATTACTGTTCCATCTTTAAGTTCTACAACAGTAAACTCGCTACTGTTAAACAAGTCGTTTAACTTTTTAGCAAGGTTATGTGCATGTCCTGGATTACTGAAAGAAACTTTCTTGTACTTAGGTCCTGGAAAACTTGATAATGAATTTTGTGTTTTTAGATTGAAAGGTTTTCCCTGATAGAAAACTGCCCAAATCGCATCGGCCGCGAGTATCTGATCTGACTTGTAAGTCTTCTTATCAATGTACTCCAACAATATTGTTGGTTTAGGTCTACTCATATACGTTGTTCCTCTTTTATAAACTACGTATATATTTATCCTAATTCTCAGTAATTGTTATGTTGAATGCTATCGTTATTCTCGGTACATCAGATTTTTGTACAGGAATACTATGGTTTAAATATGGTGCAAAGAATATCATATCGCCTTCTAAGGCATCTGCATTAACTACTTCTTTTGGCCACATTGTAGGTAGGTTATTTGTAATAGGCGTAGGAGCACTACTACGTATGCCATCGCTCGATGGATTATAAAATATTGTAGGACTATGATGTTTAGGATCGTACTTCATATAATGTACTGCACTAATTTGTATTGTTCTTGGACTTGATAAGTGATTGTGTGTTTCTCCCCAACCGCCTTTTCCTGTTACGTTATACCAAGCATCAATACCAACCTTCCAGTTGTGTATATCTTTATATCCGTATTCGGTTAGAAACTCTTGTATCGTTGATTGATATTTTGGAAGAATGTCTTCCCAGTCTACTGTACGAGCGCCTGGAAAATAATCACTGTATACATTGCAAAAATCGCAATTAGGACCTTTAACATTATATTCGCTTTCTATGTTTGAGACGAAGAAACTTTTTAGTTCTTCTTGTTGCTTAACTTTTACCTTGTATATATCTGTTGAAAACAAAGTTTGCTTTATCATTGCTCTTTGAATCCACCACCGTCCATTTCTACGTTAATAACTTCTGATTCTTTTTCTATTGCTTTGGTAGAAATAAATTCTTCTATGTTACCAAGTAGACGGGCATTAATTTGCCCTAATGTAAATGCAAGTAATTTGGCGTCATCGAGTGTTAGTCTTACATCATGAGCATTGCTTGACTCGGCGGCCTTTACTTGCGAAAAGAACTTTTCCAAAGGAACTGTATTAATTGGCTCTTTTTGCATCTGCATTTGCCTTTGATAGTTCCGAACGCATTTCGAGTTCTGTTTTGAAAGGTCCTTTTGAAACATAATTTTCACAAGTTACCATCTTAGGACAAAAACTTCTTACCCAGCCCTTGTCAAATTTAATGATATAGTAACCTGCACAATATAAACTTTTAGATTTTTTACTCTTTGTAAACAAAGGTAATTTCTTTTTTACATCATACATACTATTGTGTGGTACACATGAAGTTGGAAATCCGTGTACTTCTTTATCTACAATCTTATCTTTGTTTGCATCAGAAATAGATGTTTCCCATTCGATAGCAATCTCTTTACTTAATTGCTTTTCGCTTTCATAAAATTTTGTATGTGTATTGCAACAGTACATATAAGTTTTATCTTCTTGTTTTGAAAGAGTACCAATACGTTCACCGTCCTCTTCGACAATCCAAAACTTGCCTGCTACAATAGATTTTCCTTTAATAGTCATTTATTCCTCCCAATACTTCAGTTGTTATGACAGTTACATCTAAACTCTTGTTTGATGCCACGGCCGCATATAATCTTGTTCTACCATCGACAACATATCGACCGCTGTCTAATTCTATAATCAAAGGTGGGCGACATGTCCCGGCTTCTACTGCTTCAATAATAGGCTCTAAAGGAAACTCTCTTTCTCTACTATCACGTTTATCACGTGCAGATAATTCCTTAATGTACACTTCTCTATACCCTTCTTTACCACTTATATCCTGTAATGCTTTAAGCATATATGGATCTTGAGGCATATTGTCTAAGTTATTTAACTTCGTTATTTCGCTAACTGACATATTTTGGACAGGTAAATCGTCTAAAATAGTACCTAATTTCTTGGCTACATTCTCTCTTAATACAACCATTCTATGTGTTTCTACACCACCTTTTAAGAACGGAAATTTAGTAGCAACAGTTTCTTGTACTTTAGGTTCTAATGAGCAAAGTAGTTCATATGCGTCAGCATAATTTTCGTCCATTAGTTGCATACGTATCTCGCATTTAATGGCTCGCTATAACTCTGTACTTGTTCACCTACTTTTACCAAGTCGTGTTTAGCACAGAACTTCATAAGTTTAATACCTACTTGTGTAATTGCCTTAGGCTTCTCTGTAGCATCTTCAATTACATCATTAATAATACTTCTAATATTACCAGGCTGTGCAGTCAAATCACAAAGGACAACATTACGAGTATAGTCATCTAATACTCTATGTTCGTCACCATTATGATCTACCCAACGTTGTAACATCAAGTTATTCCAGTTGTAGCCTTTGCTATCCTTGTCAGCAAACGCCTCTGTTAAGCCTACCTTGTTCTTTGTACCTTTTACTCTTACACCAGGATATGCACTGAACACGTTATCACTTGTGTCACCTCGCATACACTTTTCAAACAACAACCATTGTGGATTAGGTGCAGGACGTTCTGCCTTAGTTTTCTTATCTATAACACGATTACCTTTCTTATCAAAGTAACCTTCATGTGTAATAGTCATGTCTTGAATACCATTGTATTGTTTACAGTTAGGAGCAATAAGTTGTGCAAAGTCGCCATCAGTTGAAACAATAACATGATTATCATTAGGGTGTGCTTGTACCCAACCTGCAATCAAGTCATCTGCTTCAAGTTCAGGATGTTGTAATACAGAACAATTAGTTTTATTACCTACGAAATCTTTGAACTCATCAAACATTTCCCAGAACACTTCATCTTCTTCTTGTTGTTGTGGAGTAGCCGCCGCTCGTGCATCACTTCTATTTCGCTTGTACGGCTCATAAAAGTCCTTACGCCAACTACGACCTTCTAAACAAAATACAACATGCGACCCATCAAAGTCCTGCCAAGCCTTTCTTACACCAGCAAGTGTAATATGAAAAGCCATACCAACCTTATCTGTAAGGTTACCACGAATTACGTGTCTTGCACGAAAAAATGTGTTAGCAGTATCAACGAGTATGTATGTCATTTAGTTGTCCTCTTGTAATAAAATATAGTTTATTATACTACTTTTTAGTACTGTTGTCAACCTGTTTATTTGCTTCTACTTGTGCTTTATGTTTTTCTTGTATTTTGGTTAGCACTTCTTTGTTCATAAACGGAATGGCATTCATTTCTTGGTGATCGAATGAACCAGTTAATCTTAAATCAAATGCTACACTAACTCTTGGATCTTTTGAATCATGTTCACCTGTATAGTGTTGTGTGCTACTCGGGAACATTACACAGCCACCTTTTTTATTTGGTAAGCCAAGTTTTGATTCAGGATCATAACAACTTCTGTAGAATGTTGCAGTTGAATAATCTTCCAAATGCATATTACCACTCAAGTAAGAATCTGGTTGAGCACCATGTGAGTGCGGAGACATTGCTTCATTCTGTTTAAGAATGTTTGCCCAACATACAATTTGCAAGTCTTTTAATTCAAGTTGTGCAGTTTGTACATATTCAATATACGAATATCTTAAAAATGTTAGCAGTTCGTTAAATGCAGGACTGTCTTGTGATAGTAAATTATACTTTCCAAAACGTGTAGTAATATGATCGTCACTTAAACCTGTACCACCTGTTGAAGTATATTCGTAATCTAAGATAGTCTTCTCGTTATCAACTATCCATTTTTTAATAGCATCTACATGCTCATGATCAGTCCAATTTGTTAACCAAAGAGGAATATTCCAACTTGGTGCAAACTCCGTTAATGGATGAAAACTTTTAATTCTTACAATACTCATTACTTAATCTTCTTTCCAATATGACACATTTCTTTTAGTATCATTCTTAAATTTCTTGCAATTTTATATAGAAAAAATACTCCTGCAATCATTATTGCAGTATCTAAATATTCAATTATCATTTTACCTCCGATTTATCTTCGCTTATTTTTGTTGTGTTTATATAACCTGCACCTCTTGTAGTGTCCATGCCTTCTTCTGCAAGTACATTTCTTGCGAGGTCTTTAAACCACAGGTCAACAATTTCCTCATTTGACTCACCTTTGTAACCAGCATCAAGCAGTTGCTCAATAAACTCGTTGTTCCAGTCAAGTTCAAAGAAACCATTTTTAATATTATCTTTGTTTACTTGTGTATCAAGTACGCCAACCCAGGGTTTCTTGGCCTTAGTTGCCGCTTCTTTTTCTTTTAACATAAGATCTCTATGCGAAACCTCAGTTCCGGTTTTAGCCTTTTTCATGCCTAACATGTCTTTCATTTTATCTAACATATATCACCATCCTGCCTTTCTAATAGCATCTTCGTCAAGTTGCTTTTTTTTGTTTGTCTTTTTACGTTTCGCTTCGTCACGT